TTCAAGGCAAAGCACAGTGCGGCAGCCCGCGAGCGGATGCGCCAGCTCAATGCCGATCCGGAGTTCAAGGCAAAGCACAGTGCGGCAGCCCGCGAGCGGATGCGCCAGCTCCATGCCGATCCGGAGTTCAAGGCAAAGCACAGCGAGCGGATGCGCCAGCTCCATGCCGATCCGGAGTTCAAGGCAAAGCAAGCCGGATTAGTGGATATCAAGATCCCGGCATGGTGCCCGCTCTCTCTTTGGGGCGAATTCATCGATGTCGCAAAAGAGCAAGGCGAGTTTGCCGCGTGCGCCCATATTCGCAAGCTCAAGCGCGAGATGGAGCGGGGAGCCTCGGAATGACCGCGCGGGCCGTGCGGGTCAGTGTGACGGTGAAGGAGCTGCCCTGATGCGAAGGCGGCTCCCTAACCGGCGCGAGACCGAGAGCTATCTGCTCCCCGGCGGGGATTATACCGTCTCGGTTGGCCGCTACGAAGATGGCGCGGCGGCGGAAGTTTTTATCTCGTCGCGCAAGCCGACGAGCGACGGCGCGGCGCATGCGCGCGACGGGGCGGTGCTGATCTCGCTCGCCCTTCAGCACGGCGTTCCGCTCGAGGATCTGCGCGGCGCGATCACACGGCTGCACGATGGCAGCGCGGCGACGGTCATCGGCGCGGCGCTCGATCTGATTGCCGGAGCTGGCGAAGTTGCCGAGGGCGCGCAATGACGATTGCGGGGGTTGTCATTCATCTCACGGCTGCAGGATCGGCGAGCGGCTTGGCCTGTCAAGGATGCTGCGCACCGCCGGAGGCGGCGCGAGCCCTCCTCCTGAGGAGGCCGAAGGCCGTCTCGAAGGGGCTCGCGTCCTTGACAGCGCCAAACCCTCCTCGCCGCAAATGGCAGCCGAAAGATGAATGGCTTGATGCGAACGGGGGCCGTTCATGTTTAGCATAAGCGCGCAAGAGCTGCTCTCGCAGGCCAGATTCTGCTGCGGATCCTGCTGTGTCATAGGACCGGCAAGCGAGGCGCGCTGTGTCGATGGCCATGCCTATTGCGCCTCCTGCGCGGCACGCCGCGCGGCGGAGTTGGAGCGCGAGAAAAAGCCTGAGCAAGCATCGCTCTTGGAAGAGGCCGCGCCATGACCGCGCGCGATCCCGCCTTTGAAGTCTGGATCGAGGAGGCGCGGCGGGTCACCGTGCAGCAAGAGATCATGCGGCGTGGGCTTTGGTCGCGGCTGATGCTCGGCGACAACGGCGTGCCCTGCCCCGGCTGCGGCGGGCGGGACCGCTTCGCGGTCAATCTGCGCAAAAATGTCTGGAATTGCCGCGCCTCTGGCGTTGGCGGCGATGCGATCGCCCTTGCGCAGCATATCGATGGCACGGATTTTTTGCGCGCCGTCGAGACGGTGACGGGGAGGCCGCCGCCGAAGGCGCAAGCGATGAGCGCCGAAGAGCGGCGGGCGATCGAAGCGAGGGCCGAGGCGCGGCATCTTGCGGATTTGCGCAAAAGTGCAAACGACGAAAAAAAGGCCGCGCAGTTTCGCGAGAAAGAGCGGCTGAGGGCTTACGAGATTTGGCGCTCCTGCGAGCCCATCAAAGGCACGCTCGCCGAAGATTATCTCGCGCAGCGCGGCCTCATCGCGCAGCGCGAAGCAAGGCTGAGATTTCACCCCGGCGCCGCCTATTGGGATAGGCCTAAGGATCAGGGCGGCCGGATCCTGCATCACGGTCCCGTGCTCGCGGCGGCGATCGAAGGGCCGGACGGGCGCTTTGCCGGCGTGCACCGCACCTGGATCGATCTGGCGCAACCGAATGGCAAGGCACACATTATCGACTTAACGTCAGGCGATAAGTTGCCCGCCAAAAAGGTGCGCGGCTCGGTCAAGGGCGGCAGCATTTTGCTCGCCCGCCCTGGCGCGCCCAGGACGCTTTATCTCGGCGAGGGCATCGAGACGGTGCTCTCTGTTTTCTGCGCACTGAGGCGCAATAACCCGGCGGCCGACGCCGAATTCCGTGCCGCCGTGAGCCTCGGCAATATGGCGGGGCGCGCAGCCTATCGCGTGCGCCATCCCACAGCGACGCGCGCCGATTCCAAGGGCCGTATGCACCCCCTCTTTGTGCCGGGGCGCGAGCCGCTCGACGATCCGGACTGGCCTATTATTCCCGTGCCGGAGAGCGTCACCGAGCTCGTGCTCTTGGGCGACGGCGATAGCGAGCCCTTCTTTACCCGCATGGCCTTGCAGCGCGCGGTGCGGCGGTTCGCGAAGGCCTATCCGCATTTATCAATCTCGATTGTGCTCGCCGCGCCAGGCTCGGATTTCAACGATATGCATGGAGAGGCCGCATGAGCGGCGCCGATGACGTCTCCAGTGCCTTCCCTGGCGCAGAAATTCTCTCATTCCCGCGCGCCGCTTCGCCTGAGGCCGCCCGTCCGCCGCGCCGCGGTGGCTCGGCTTCATCCCGGCCGGGAGGATCGCGCGAAGCTTCTTCCTCCGGCGGCAAGGGGGAGGCCCCGGATGGCGGCGATCCTTTGGATTTTGAGTGCGCACGCCTGCCCTTGACCGACCTCGGCAATGCCGAGCGCTTCTCGAAGCGCTTCAAGGACCGCTTCCGCTTTTGCGAGTCGCTTGGCTGGCTCTATTGGGACGGCAAGCGCTGGGCGAAGGCGGGCGCGACCGAAAAGGTCAAAGAGGCCGAGCATGAGACCGTGCGCGCGATCCAGCGCGAGGCCGCTGCGATGCGCGGCGCGCCGGATGATGTGCTTGTCTCAAGCACGCGCGGCAAGGAGGTCTGGCTCTCGGATAAGATTGCCGCCTGGGGCCTCGCCTCCCAAGCGGCGGCGCGGATGGCGGCGATCTCGAACAGAGCTAGCGCGATGCTGACCGTCGCCGTCGAGGCGCTCGACGCCGATCCGATGAAGTTTTGCGTCGCCAACGGCACGCTTCATATCGCCAAGCGCGCGGACGGCCCTTATGTCACGCTGCACCCGCACGATCCGAACGACTTCATCACAAAGATTTCGCCCGTCGCTTTTGATCCGAAGGCCACATGCCCGCGCTTTGACCGCTTCATGGACGAGGTGCAGCCGCCCGATGACGGGCGCGCCGTGCAGCGTTTTCTCGATCAATGGGCGGGGCTGTCGCTCACCGGCGATATTTCTGAGCAAAAGCTCACCTTCCATTATGGCAAGGGGCGGAACGGCAAATCGGTCTGGGTCAATACGATTTCTTTCGTTGCGGGCGATTACGCCGATTCGATCCCCGTCGAGAGTTTCATGGATTCGGGGCGTGCGCGGGCCGGCGGACAGGCGACGCCCGATATCGCGGGCCTGCCTGGCGTGCGGATGCTCACGACGAGCGAGCCGAAGAAGGGCTCGGCCTTCGACGAGGGCCTGATCAAGCTCTGCACCGGCGGCGATAAGATCAAGGCGAGGCATCTAAACCGGGATTTCTTCGGCTTCGTGCCGCAGGCCAAGCTCACCATGATCGGCAACTACCGGCCGAAGGTCTCGGGGACCGATGAGGGGATTTGGAACCGGCTCGTGCTCGTGCCCTGGCCGGTCTTCATCCCGCCGGAAAGGCGCGACCCGACACTTTTCGAGACGCTCAAAGGCGAGGCGGCGGGGATTTTAAACCGCCTCCTCGACGGGCTATGCACCTGGCTCGATGGCGGCCTTTCGATCCCGGGAGCGGTGGCGGCGGCGACGGCCGATTACCGCTCGGATAGCGACCCTCTGGGGCGGTTTCTGGAGGCGTGCACGCGGCCGACGATCGGCAAGAAGGTGCAGGCCTCCGACATGCACGCCGTCTTCTCCGCCTGGGCGAAGGCCAATGGCGAGACGGTGTGGTCTGCCAAGGGCCTTTCGGCGGCGCTCAAAGAGCGCGGCATCGCGGCCAAGAAGTCGGTCAATGTCTATTGGCTCGACATCGAGCTCACCAAGGGCGTCTCGGACTTTTTGGACGTCAACGGCAATCCCGTGCGCCGGAGCGATGATGGATAAGATGCGCGACCCGCTGGGCGAGTTTTTGGCGGCGTGCACGCGGCGCTGCTTGGGAAATGATGTTCAAGCGTCTGTGCTCTACGCCCGATTTTGCGAATGGGCGGCGGCGAACGGCGAGCAAGTCTGGCCTATCAAGAAGTTCGCGCGGCTGATGAAAGCGCGCGGGATGCAGGCGAAGAAGAGCAACTTCATCCTTTGGGTCGATCTTGAGCTCAAACGCAGTTCTTGAAGTGTTCTTTGTTACGTTTCGTGATCCTCCCGTCCCTCCCGGAAACGGGAGGATGGTCAGTTGGAATTCTGAAATGAAATCAACGGGCGCGGGAGGATAAGAGGTTCGGGAGCTTTTTGCAGACCTTCCGCATATGCGCGTGCGCGCGCGCACACACATTATGCGTAATGTGAAAAATCCTCCCGTTCTTCTTATCCTCCCGTGGCCTTTGTAAAATAAGGAGAATTTCACTTGTAATCCTCCCGTATATCCTCCCGTGAATTTTATCATCCTCCCGTTCTTAACGAAAACAAAGGCTTAGGTGGCATCCCATGTTTGAGCGGCGGCAACAGGTGATTGGTCTGGCAAAAGCGCATGGCGCGCCGCATCGCGTGGCGATGCCAAGGCCAAAGCGGCTGATTGGGATCGAGGCGCTGCTGCGCTGGGCCTATTCCGAGGAGCTACCGAAGGTGAGCGCCGGCGGCGCACTGTCGTTTTTGCCTGCGGGTTTTGTCACGGCCTCTTTTGCGGCAGAGGCCGGCGAAAACGTGCGCGTCAACCGCTTTGGCGTCGTGCCGGATTTCTCGGCGCCATGCGGGCCGCATGCCGATGCGCTAGCGATTGCCGGGGTGGTCAAGTCTCTCGATGAGTTCGAGCTTGCCATCCCGGACGGATGGGATCCGTTTGCCGATTTGGGCGAGATGGGCGGCCATCGAGCGGCGGCGATTGCTGATGTTTTGGCGCGCTTGACTGTGATTGGTCTTGACGGCAGGCGGCGGCTTAAGACAAAGCCATCGCGGCTGATTATGCGCCATGCGATCCTGGGCGGCTGCCCGGACTGGCGCGCGGAAAAGCCGGAGGTGAAGTTCGTCTGCGCCGCGAACGGGAAACCGAGATGGTACGTTCGGCAGACCGTGCTCGACGTGAGCGGCATTCCGTTTGAGGTTGAGGCGGATGGTTATTCGAAGAGTGCCAAGCGGCCGGTCGCTGGCGCCTATCGCAAGACCTACCTTGATCCCGATCCGGTCGAGGCCGGGGTCAAGCGCGGCGAATATGAGATTTGGCGCGCGGCGCTTGATCTGCTTGTCGGTGTGCTCGACGGCCAGCTTGAAGCGAATCAGGCGTTGCCGTGCGCCAGGCCGCAAAGGCCATGGGAAGGAAGTTATTCACCGCCGCGCGTGCTTCCGGTAGTGCCGGTCTATAGAGGGGAAACGGCGCTTTTGGCCTGTGTGGTCGAGACGGCCTGACAAATAACGATTGACAATGTGCGTCTGGACTCATATCAAGAAATCAAATCATGGTAGTGTGAGAGTTGCGCCCGCTGCAAGGCAATGGGCGATGCTTGTTGGCCCCGTGTTGGGCCTTCCAAACCACACTCAAAACCGGCACGCGAGCTCTCCTTGCCCCCCGTCACGGGTCCTTCCGGCCATTGTGACCATCCGCGGGCCGCAGCAGCCTGGTTTTTCGCTAGTAAGCCTTTGAAAAAATAGGGTTGTGCTGGTTGGATAAGTTGTGAGAATGGCGTTGTGACGGTCCAACCTTTCCTGCTTTCCCCTACAGAATTCGCGCGCTCCATTGGCGTCTCGCAGCAAGCGGTCTCGAAGGCCATCAAGATCGGCCGCATTCCGGCTTACGATGAGACCGGAGCGCGCGCCGCGCCCGGCTACAAGGGCCGCAAGCTCGTAAAGCCGGATGAGGCCAGAAGCGCCTTCCGCCTCTCGCGCGCCAGGATCGACGATTCTAAGCTCGCCGAACTTGCCGCCGAGATCGACCGCGACCTTGCCGCCGACATCGGCGAGCGCGCCCCGCCCGCGCCAACGCCCCAAGGCGATGCGCTCCCGCCAACCCTTGTCTCCGCCAAGACCGAGAAGGAGGCCCTCCAGGCCGATCTTCTCCGCCTCAGGCTCGAACGGGAGCGCGGCGAGCTCGTCCCCCGCCAGGCGCAGCTCGACGCCATGGAAACGGCCGGCCGTAAGGTCCTGCGCGCGCTCGAAGCCCTTCCAGCCTCGGCGGAGGAGCTCAACGCCCTCTGCCACTCCGGCGGGCTGCCCGCGCTCACCGCATGGCTGCGTGCCAAGGCGCACGATCTTGCTGGATTCGCCGCCGACCTAATCTCTGCCGCCGCGGACGAAGATGCAGACCCAAACAGTGGCGCAAACCCCGAGCCGGTTTCGTGAGGAGCGCGGCGCCCTCCTTAAGGCCTTCGCCAAGGGCCTGCGCCCGCAGCCCGTCGTCTCTCCCGCCGCTTGGGGGCGCGATCATTTCATCGTCCCCGTCGGCCCGGCCAAGGGCCAGCGCCTCGACCTAACGCTCACACCTTACGTCCACGAGCCGCTCGAGCAACTCAGGGCCGATTCGCCGCACACCGAGATCGCGGTCAAAAAATCTGCCCAGACCGGCTTTTCGACCTTGGGCCTTGTCTGGATCTTTACCCTCATCGATACGGCGCCCGACGATATGATGATCGTCCAGCCCACAATCACCGCCGCGCGCGACTTCAACGAGGAGCGTCTCGACCCGGCGATCAAGGCAACGCCTGCGATTCGCCGCAAGATCCGCCCGCAGCGCTCGCGCTCGGCCGAAGGCTCGACGACGCTCTCGAAAAAATTCCAGGGAGGCCGCCTTATCCTCACCGGCGCCAATTCGGCGACAGACCTTTCGGCCAAAACGGTCCGCTACGCCTTGGCCGACGAGGTCGATCGCTGGCCGCAAGACCTCGACGGCCAGGGCGACCCGATGGCCCTGCTCGATGCGCGGCAAATCTCCTTCTCGCGCACGGGCAGCCATAAGAAGCTCGTCATCTCGACGCCGACCATTAAAGGTGCCTCGCGGATCGACAGGGCCTACGAGGCTGGCGATCAGCGCAAATGGCTGATGCCCTGCCCGCATTGCGGCACAGAGATCGATTTTCAGTTCTCGCAGATGCGCGGCGAGCGGGTCGCCCCGTTCGAGGCCCATTACATCGCCCAGTGCTGCGGGGCCCGGATCGATTCCTGGCAGCAGCGCGAGATGGTTTTGAAAGGCCGCTGGCAGCCAACCCGCCCGGGCCCCGGACGCCAGCCAAGTTATCATATCAACGCCCTCGCCTCGCTGCTGACCAGCTGGGACAAGATCTGGGCCGAGTGGCTGAAGGCTGACGGCGACCCGCTCGCCGAAAAAGGCTTCGTCAATCTCTGGCTCGGCGAGAGCTATGAGGAGCAGGGCTCCGATCTCGACCCCTCGAAGATTGCGGTGCGCACCGAGGATTATCCGCGCAACACCGTGCCTCCGCATGTCGGCCGCACGGTCTTCGTGGTTGACGTTCAGGACGATAGGCTCGAATGGGCGCTCTGGGGTTTTGGGCCGCCTCCAACCGCCGTAACGCCCGAGCAATGGCTGATCGCCGCCGGCGCGATCGAGGGCGATCTCAATGGCGAGGCGCCCTGGATCGAGCTCGAAGCCTTGGCCGCACGCCAATGGCCCCATTCCGGAGGCCTTGCGTTCCCGGCCGATGCGCTCGGCATCGACACCGGCGGCCATCACACCCAAGCGGTCTATAAATTCGTCTGGCGCAAGCGCAAATGGCGCGCCCTTAAGGGCGCGTCGACCCGGGACGCTGTCCTCCTCTCCTCGCCGAAATGGATCGAGGTTAAAAACAATTTCGGCCGCCGCCTCTTTCGCGTGCCGCTCTACTTCGTCGGCACGCACGACTTGAAAGTCTGGCTCAACCGCGCGCTTAAAAGCATCGAGCAGGACCAAGACATGCCGGGGCGCCTGCATCTGTCGCGCGAGATCGCCGACGAGGCCTATATCGAGCAGATGGCGGCCGAGGTGCTCGTGGGGCGCGCGCGCCGCGACGGCCGGGTGGTCATGGAATGGAAAAAGATTAGGGCCCGCAACGAGGCCTTGGATCTTGCCGTCTATGCGAGAGCGCTCGCCTTCGGCCCGCATCCAAACGGGCTCGGCATCGACCGCGTCGGCCGCGCCCGCTGGTCTGAAATTCTCGCTGAGCGCCACGCCGCCCGGGGCGAAGTCAAGGACCTCTTCGCGCCGGAGAGGAGCCCTCAGCAAGAGGAGCGTAGCGTCTTGAAGGATGAAGGGCAGGTAAAACCGGCTGATCCAAAGCGCCCCTTCGCCGGCGGCCGCCGTAAGGGCTGGCTGAGCTAGTCAGGCATGCGGGCATGCGGATGCGGGCATGGAGTGAGCCAATGGATCAAGTCACCAAGGCGCGGATGATCCTTGCCGTTCTCTTCGCGGCGGCAGTGCTTGTGATGCGGATTTGGCAGATCGGGGCCAAGGATTGATGAGCGGCCAAAGCCCCTTCACCCAGGCGCAGCTCGATGCTTTGACCAATGCCATCGCGCAGGGGGTCACCAGCGTCGAATATAACGGCCGCAAGGTGACCTATACCTCGATTCCGCAGATGATTGCGCTGCGCGACCGGATGATGCGCGAGCTCGCAAAACAATCCGATGGCGTGCCGCGCCCGCTCGCCAACCGCGCCGTGTTCGTCAGGCAGTAGCGCGCTCGCATGGGCCTCTTCGACCGCGCGGCCGCTCTCTTTTCATCCAAAGCCGCGGCCAAGAGCCAATTGGCCGATCTTTCGCAAGAGATCGCCCGCAGTGTCCGTCTTGAACTCGCCAAGCGCCATTACGACGCGGGCCGCGTCAGCCGCGCGACATGGGGTTGGCTTGCGCCCTCGACCTCATCGAACGCCGAGATCTATCACGCGCTTGTCACGCTCAGAAACCGCACCCGCGACATGGTGCGCAACAATCCGCACATGGCGAAGGCGCTTCGCGTCCTCGTCAACAATGCGGTCGGCACCGGCATCTCGGCCACGGCCCGTACTGGAGACGAGGCGCTCAATAAAAAAATCAACGAGCTTTGGAGCGCCTTTATCGAAGAGTGCGACTTCGCCGGCCAGCTGGACTTCTATGGCCTGCAGCGGCTCGCCGTGCGCTCGATGCTCGAGGGCGGCGAAACCCTCGTCCGCCGCCGGATCGCGCCGGATAAGCGTGTGCCCTTAGAGCTGCAGCTGCTTGAGGGCGACTATCTTGATCACCGCAAGAACGAGGAGCTAGAGACCGGCCGCATTCATCAGGGCATCGAATTCGATGGCAACGATAAGCGGCGCGCCTATTGGGTGTTCCGCAATCACCCGGGCGAATTCCCCTTCACGATCCCGATGTCCTTTGTCTCGGACCGGATTCCGGCGGCGCAAATTCTGCATCTCTACGAGATCCAGAGGATCGGCCAAATCCGCGGCGTCTCCTGGTTCGCGCCGGGCCTCCTGAAGGCGCGCGAGCTCGACACCTATGAGGAGGCCGAGCTCGTCCGCAAGAGGATCGAATCCTGCGTCACCGCGATCGTCATGGGCGCGGATGACGAATCCGAGGAGGGAATCGCCCCGAAGGTCGTCGACGCCAATGGCGATAAGGTCGAGCAATTCGAGCCCGGCCTCATCGCCATTGCCCGCGGCTCGAAGGACATCAAATTCACCCAGCCCGCAGCAACCGGCGGCTATTCGGAATATAAGCGCACCCAGCTACAGTCCCTCGCGGCCGCCTGGGACATGACCTACGAGCTTTTGACGGGCGATCTTTCCCGCGTCAATTTTTCTTCGATCAAGGCCGGAATCAACGAATTCCGCCGCTCGATCGAGGTCCTGCAATGGTCGACCATCATGCCGATGATGATGCGGCCCGTTTGGCGCTGGTTCATCGATCATGCGGTTGCGGCGGGCGAGCTTCCGGCGGGAACGCCCTCAGCGGTCGAATTTACGACGCCGAAATTCGAGGCGGTAGACCCTGTTAAGGAGACGGATGGCGATATTGCCGCGGTGCGCGCGCTGTTGATGACGCCGCAAGAGGCGATCCGCCGCCGCGGCTATGATCCCGATCAAGTGCTGTCCGACAGCGCCGCCTGGCACAAGGCGCTCCTGAAGGAAGGCATCGTCTCCGATGCCGATGCGGCGCAGGTCGGCAAGGCGGGCGCGAATACGGTCGCGGCGGCTGCCGATACGGGCAGCGGCAACTAGCAACGTTTAAGAGGGAAACGATGGCCGTAGAGACAGGCGAGAGCCATGCTCGCGATCCTGGCTTGGACATTGAAGTCTCCGTCCGCGAGAATGCGAGTGAAATGAGCGCCGGAGGCGCGCCGCTCTTGAGCCAAGAGGAAGATCACGTGGCCGAAGATATGGGCGATGAGGGCGAAGAAGGCCGGACGCCTCGCCCCAAGCGCCCCAAGCGCTCCCCGGCGATCGTCCTTGGCACCCGCGGCATGGAAATGGTGCCCTCATCGCTCAATGAGGAGGAGCGCACCATTGAGATGACCGCGGCGACCGGGACGCCGGTGCGCCGCACGGACTTGTGGAGCGGCGATGAGTATGACGAAGTGCTCGACATGTCGGAGCGCTCGGTCCGCCTCGACCGCCTGAACATGGGCGCGCCGCTCCTCGATAGCCACGACTATTATAGCGGCACACGTGCGATCCTCGGCGCGATCGTTCCCGGCAGCGCGCGAGTTTCGGACGGCAGGCTCATTGCCAAGGCCAAATTCTCCCGCTCGGAGCAGGGCGAGCGCGCCTTCCGCGACGCCAAGGATGGAATCCTGCGCCACGTTTCGGTTGGCTATCTCGTCCACAAGCGCAAAATTGACGATAAAACCTCCCCGCCCATTCACCTGGCCATCGATTGGGAGCCGCACGAAATTTCTGCGGTCGCCATCCCCGCCGACCATCACGCGGGTTTTCGCAGCGCTGAATTTCGCAGCGCGCCAGTAGCCTCCAAAGGAGAGCCCATGACCGAAGTGAAGGCGGAGGCTGCGCCCGCCATGGATCAGCGCGCCATCGAAGAGACGATCAGGGCCCGCGTCGAGTCCGAGCTCAAAGCCGAGCAGGACCGCCGCGATGGTATTGCCGAAATTGCCCGCAAGCTCTCGCTCCCGGCGGAATTCGCCGAGGAGCACATTCGCGCCAAAACCTCGCTGGAGGAGTTCCGCGCCAAGGCCATCGACAAGACGGCCGAAATGGAGCGCGAGGCCCCGGCAAGCAGCCTCAATCCGCGCGGCTTTCCAGCCTATCTGCCGCTCGCCCGCCCCGGCCGCAAGGAGCCCGAGGCCGGCGCGCGCGCCATGCGCATGATCTCCTGCGTCGGCATAGCCCGCAAGTTCGGCCTCTCCCCGATTGAGGTCGCAACCCGCAACATGGGCGACGATCCGGTTGGCCGCGACATGGTCGTGCGCGCCATGCAGGCCTCGATTGGCTCGGCGGGCGGCTATCTCATCCCAACCGAGCTCTCGGCCGAGCTTATCGATCTCTTGCGCCCGCGCACGGTCGTGCGCAGGGCGACGCCCGCCTCGCGCCAAATATCGATCCCGCGCGGCAATCTGCGCATGGGCCGCATCAACCAAGGCGCGACCCTCGGCTATGTCGGCGAGGGCACGTCGAGCGCGGCGACCCAAGATGTTATCGGCGACATTAATTTCTCGGCCCGCAAGGCTAAGGCGATCGTGCCGATCTCGAACGATCTGATCCGCTTCGCTCAGGGCTCGGCCGATGCGCTGGTGCGCGACGATCTCATTCGCCAGCTCGCCGTTCTCGAGGATACGGCCTTCCTGCGCGGCATGGGCACGCAATGGACGCCGAAGGGGATGCGCTTCCTCGCTGCCTCGGCGAATATTATCGCGTCGCAATCGGGCTATTCGACCGCCACGGCGATTTCCGACATGTCGAGCCTCGTCAATGCTCTCGAGGCAGCCGCGGTGCCGATGACCAATCCGCATTGGTTCATGTCGCAGCGCTCGAAGAACTTCCTCTATGATCAGCGCGACAGCGTCGGCGGGTTCCTGTTCCGGGCCGAGATGGACCGCGGCACATTCCGTGGCATTCCCTTCTCCTGGACGCAATCGATCCCCCAGAATCTGGGCGTCGGCGGCAATGCCTCCGAGATCTATCTCGTTGACATGGACGAATTCATCATCGCCGATGTTCCAGGCCTCATGATCGACGCCTCGCAGGAGGCCTCCTATTCGCCGGACGGGTCGAGCCTCGTCTCGTCCTTCGACAAGGATGAGACGGTGATCCGCGTCATCGCCGAGCACGACTGCAACGTCAAGCATACGGCGTCGGTTGGCGTCCTCACCAGTGTTCTTTGGGGCACCTGATAGCAAGCCGTCTCTCCTCGCGGGAGACGGTGGCTTGCTCATCGTCCTTCCCTCCGTTCCATAAGGAAACCATCCCATGCATCCCCGCTTTCTCGATATCGGCGGCTATCTCAAGACCATCGTCAGCGCGCTCAATGGCGCGGCTTCTGCAGCCGTCAACGGTTCTGCCGTTCAGCTCGTTGGCCCAGGTTATGATTATCAGAGCTGTCAATTTGTTGTCGCGAGTGGCGCCGCCACCGGCAGCCCGACTGGCATTTCTGTCGCCGGCAAGATTCAGGATAGCGCCGACGGATCGACCGGCTGGGCCGATGTCGCTGGCGCGGCGATCACCGCGATCACGCAATCGAATGGCCAGGCAAATATCAATGTCAATCTGCGCGGCACGCGCGGTTATATCCGCGCTGTTGTGACGCCAACTTTTACTGGCGGCGCCTCCCCAGCGATTCCCGTCGCGGGAATTCTCGTCCTCGGCGGCGCATCCGAAGATCCGGCTGTCTAATCGGAGCCTAATTCATGAAAATCGTCAGGTTTCTTAAGAACGATCTTCCTTATTTGAAGGGAGAGATCGCTGGGTTTCATGTCCAACGGGCGGACCATCTCATCGCCCTTGGCGTTGCCGAGCTTTATGGCGACGGCATGCCGAAAAAGGTGGGCGGCAGGCTGCCTCCGCAGCCAGGGGAGTTCGGCTGGGAGCCTCCGAAGGCGGGCAAAGCCGCGTGATTCTCGCCTGGCCCGACGTCCTAAAATCGCCAGCGGACGTCAAAAACGTTTCGCTCGATTGGACGAGCCTTCTGCCGGCGGGGACGCTCGCGATTGCGTCCCATTCGGTTGCGGTGGACGTCGAGAGCCTCTCCGGGTCCGGCTATGGAGACTTCATTCCGATCGGCATGGGCGGCGTGTCGGCCCTGGACAAGGGCGTCTCGGGCCTCGTGCAGACAATCCAAATCTCCGGCGGCAATCTCGACTCCTATTCGGTTGTCTTTGCCACCGCGGGACTTGCCGACGGCACGCAGCTCACCCGCTGCTTTAAGGTTCTGGTCCGGTGAGCGTGGCGTTTCGCGGCTATGCGGCTGCCGCGGCACAAGTGCTTGACCAAATCTTCGGCGAGCCCTTCATCATCCTGCCGATGGCCTATGTTGGCGGCAAATATGTTGCCGACACGTCGCGCGCGCAGGCCTCGGTGACGGCGATTTACACAGAAAAGGCTGTATTTTCGCAGCCCATTGGGCAGAGAAACGCAGCGGCAACGTCGCAAACGATCGTTGCCGAGCATGCGACGGCCTATGATTCAATCGAAATTCTAAAAGCGGCCGTGCCTTACGATGTAAGGGCCAAGGACCGCTTCAAACGCCTGTCTGATAACACATTTTTTGAGGTCCAAGGCGTCTTGAACGACGATTTGGACCATGTGAGCTTCCGCGTCACCAAAATGGGCCCGCAGGTTTAATCCCGTCTCCCTTCGCGGGAGAAGGTGGACGCGAAGCGGCCGGATGAGGGGTTGTCATGGCTTGGATGTGGCTCCTTGGCCTCATATGGGCGATTGGCTTTTTCGCCCTCGTCGAGGGCTATGCGCTTCGCCATCCAGACCGGCAGTGGACGCTTTCCCGCACCATCGCCACCATTGGCGAGGCCTGGCCGCTGTCGATCTGGCTCTGCGGCGCTTTCGCCGGCGGCCTCGCGGTGCATTTTTTCTGGCATTGGTGCCCATAAGTTGAGCGCCCTTTCCCGCACCTGCCTGCGGCTCGCCGCCTGCGCCGCGCTGCGCAATGCGACGATTGCGGGCGGGAATGTGTTCGACAGCCGGATTGAGGCTGTCGATCTTTCCGACGATCAGCCAATCGCCGGGGCAATCGCCGTCTATACCGAGCAGGACGACGGCGAGGCCTTGTCCTCCCAAAACGGCGGACCGCCCTTTGTCCAGGATGTCGAGCTCATTCTCGAAATCACCATGCAATGCCGCGTGGTGAAGGCCGATGGTTCTTACGCCGCCGCGACACCGGCGACCGATGACGAGCTTGAGGCGACGATTGATCTGATCGAGACCCAGGCCGAGCTTGCCCTTTTCCGCTCCTATGCGGCAGCCTCGGTCTTGTTCCGCACGGCCGCTAAGCGGCCGAAGCACAAAAGTTCGATTCGCTTCACCGATCCCAAGGCCGGAGAAAAGCTCGCCGTCCGCTATGTGACTTATAAAATCGAGATCGACGATCGCGAGATCCCGGTTACTGACGGGACGCAGACGGGCTTCAACCGGTTGCCCTATCCCTTTTCCGCCATTGCGCCCAAATGGCCGGATGGCCCGGAGAAGGAGAAGGCCACGGCGCTCGCCGCCCTCCTCGCCGGTCAAACGCCGCCCGCCTTCCTCGGAGTCATTTCTACGGTGACACCGCCCGCATCGACGCAGGCAACGGGCACTCGGCCAGAGCCCAATCGCACCGAAACCTGGAGCCCGCCGCAATAGATCCTTCTCTCCTTACGGGAGAAGGTGGCTGCGAAGCAGCCGGATGAGGGGTCATCATGCAAAAACTCTTTTTAAAGCCCGCCGTGCCGGGCGCGATCGTGCGCCAGCCAGACCGCGACATGCGCCCGCTCGCGCAAGATGGAGAATGGGTGCAGGCCTCGACGTTCTGGCATCTGCGGCTTCTCAACGGCGACGTGATCGAGGCCGATCCGCCTAAGGAGTCTGCGGCTTCCGTTTCGTCCCCCGGTCTTTCCGTTGGGCCGTCGGAGGCAAAAGCCCCTGCCGCCTGAGTTCGGCATTGCGTTTGCGCGCGGCGATAGCGGCCGCCGAGATGCGTTTGGTGAGTTCTGGCGAACGAGAGGCTTGGGCTTTCATGGCGCGCGCCGCGCGTTCTTCGGGAGACATCGCCTCATATTCGGCCTTCATGCGGGCTGAGCGGAAGGCGGCCAATTGAGCTTTCGTTTCTTCGCTCATGTTTGCGGCGCGTGCTTTGGCGATCTCCGATTTTTGATCTATAGACAAGCCAGATTGGCGCTGCTTAGCGATAGCTTCCCGCTCTTCTGGAGTGCGCGAGGCGTTCATAGCTTTCATCGCCTCACGTAATGAGGAAATGCGCTGGACGCTTGGCGTATAATCTGAGTCTGTGTGGCCGCGAACAATCTGATTGTAAGCCTCTGCGCGGCGTTGCTCGATTAAAGCGACCTCCATCTGGCTTGCTGTGGCCCTGGAATCGAAAGTGCCTCTGATTTCGAAACGGAAGCAGTCCTCGCCGTATCTGCGAATTGCAGCGTAGAGCGGCAAGTCCTCTCCGTTGCGCGCTCGCCGCAAATGATCGCGCCAATGCCGCCAAGGCTTGATGGATTGACCAATGTAAACCGAACCATCGGCTGAATTGGTGATCTCATAAACACTGAACGTATGCTTCATTTGTATCTTGCTCGTGAAAAAGGAGCTGAGCTGTGACTGTCTCGTTTAATAGAATGCCTACACAAACACGTGTACCATTCTTTTATGCGGAAGTAAACGCCGGCCTCTCCTATTTTGCCGGTAATTCGAAGCACCTTATCATCGGCCAAAAGCTTTCCGCGGGCAGCGCGGCGGCGAATGTGCCGGTCATCGTGCAGACGAGCAATATCGAGGCGCTCTTCGGCGTGGGCTCGATGCTCGTCGATCAAATTTATACCGCGAAGGTCAACAATCCGGTTGGCGAGATATGGGCTCTCCCCTTGGCCGATCCGGCGGGCGCCAGCGCCACGGGGCAAATCGCGCTCTCCGGCACGCCAACGCCCGGCACGCTTGTCGTTTACATCGCGGGCCAGAAGATCGCGATTGCCGTCACCGCCGCCGATACGCCAACGACGCTCGCCGCGGCGATGGCCGCGGCGATCAACGCGGGCTATGTCGATTTGAATGGCAGGAGCCGCCTCTTCCCGGTCACCGCCGCCGTTGGCACCGGCACGCCGCCCGCAACGACCGTCGTGGTCACCGCCCGCCATGCGGGCTTGCAGCACAATCTTGTCGCGATCGACAAGGATCTCGTGGGCGACGAAGGCCCGAACGCGGCGCTCATCGCCATCACCGGGATGGCGGGGGGCACCGGAACGCCAAGTCTGACCGCTGGCCTTGCCGCCTGCGGCTCGACCGAATTCGACATGATCTCTCTCCCCTATGCGGACACGACATCGCTCAATTCGCTGCGCGATTTCTTGGCCGATACGGGCGGGCGCTGGGATCCGACGGTTGATCTTTACGGCGGCGCTTTTACGGTCAATTTCGGCAATCTCTCGGCCCAATCGACCCTGGGCGCCGGGCGCAACGATCCGCATATGTCGATCATGGGCGTACAGTCCTCGCCGACCCCGCCCTGGGTATGGGCGGCGGCGATCGGCGCGCAGGTCCAGCTGCATAAAAACCTTGGCGCCGATCTAGCGCAAGCTGGCGAAATCTCGCGCCCGATGCAGACGCTCATCTTGCTCGGCGTCAAGCCGCCGAAGCTTGTGTCGCAATATTGGGCGCAGTCCGACCGCAACACGCTCTATTACGACGGCATCTCGGCTTTTTATGTCACGCGCGACGGCCAGGTGGCGATTGACCGGCTCATCACAACCTACCAGACGAATGCCTGGGGCGTCATCGATTCCACGTGGCTCGACATCGAGACGCTCTATCAGACTGCCTATGCGCTGCGCTATTTCAAGCTGATCATCACGCAATCTTATCCGCGCAGCGCCTTGGTGCCGGATAATCCCGGCGCGCTGCAGGGTTTTGTCACGCCCTCGGACATCAAGGCGACCCTGGCGCATGCTTATAGCGCGCTTGTCAAGGCGGGCGTGATGAAAAACGCGCAGCTCTTCGCCGACAGTCTTGTCGTCGAGCAGGCGGCCGATCCGAACCGCGTCAACGCCTATCTGCCGCTCGATGTCGTCAATCAGCTGCGCATCTTCGCCGCCAACGCCACGACCTTCCTTAACGCCGCCGCCAACTAAAATCCTTCTCCCCTCGCGGGAGAATGGCAGGGATGAGGGGGTGCTTATGAAAGGCTGGACCGAGGAGCGCATCGCGCTCGCCGTCAAGCTCTGGGCCGAAGGCAAGACGGCAGCGGCCATCGCAGAGGCGATCGGCTGGGGCATGACCCGCAACGCCGTCATCGGCATGCTCAACCGCCGCAAGCTCAAGATCAATGGCAAGAAGGCCGGACCTGGGCGGGTGAGCAAGCTGGTTCTTGGAGCGCGCGCCCCAAAGCCGCATGCCCCTGCTAAGCGCCAGCTGCCAGCCATTCGCCCGGCAAGGGAAGAAACGATCTTCATCCCCCGCTGTGTGGTCCCGGCGCGGCCTTCGAGGCCTGCTTCGCAGTGTGCCATCTCGAAGAATGAGGCATCACCGGAAGCCGCAGAGCGCGTCCTTGCTCTGAAGCCAGGCCAGTGCCGCTATCCATTGGGGGATCCTTTAGACCCCGCGTTCCGCTTCTGCGCGGCGCCCATCAAGGCCGAAGGCAAGCCCTATTGCGCGGCGCACCACCGGCTTTGCCATCGCCCTTCTCCCTTCGCGGGAGAAGGTGGACGCGAAGCGGCCGGATGAGCGGCTGGCCGCATGACCCCGCTCGACATCTCCGCCGCCTTCGCGGTCTTTCTGCCGCCGTGGCTCTCGATCAATGCGGCTGGCCTCCTCATCGCCGCGCCAAACGTCGCGAATGAGTTTGCCGCCCGCCTTCATTCAACGGCCCATTCATCTTTCGGCTGCGATGATCGGCGAGCCGCCCAGCCAGTCAAGGACGCGAGCCACGCGCGCGCCGCCTCCGGCGGTGCGAATGCATCCTTGACTGGCCCGAAGCGGCCTCGCCGCAAAAAGCAGCCGTGAGATGAATGGCAAAATCTGAACGTCAGACGAGCCAAGACGGGTCGATTTCGAGCGCCTTGGCGATCTGCTCCAAGGTCTCCTTCGTGCCCCTGCGGCGCTTTGCTTCGATGTCGCTGATATAGCCCTGGCCAAGGCCAGTCCGCGAGGCGAGATCCATCTGGGTCAGGCCGCGCCATTTGCGGATCGCTTTCAAAAGACTATCGCCGCGCATCATCGCGTCTGAGACTTCTTGCGGAAGGATGGAATAGCGGCCCTCTTTGAGCGCGGTCATACGCTCCTCGGCGATCGCAATGTCTTGCAGCTCCTCTCGTGCTTCGAGCAGCGCTTCATATTCGGCGCGCGTAATGATGACGAGCTCCTCGCCGTTCGGCGCTTTGATGATTTGCGGTTCCATTTCAGTGCCTCCTGTAGGTCTCCTCACCGCGTTTGCCGATATAGATGGCGAGGACGGTTGTTGAGTCTTCGGTAAAGATGACCCGGTACCGGCCGATGCGCAGGCGCAGTTCCGGCCGGCCTTTGAGCTTTTTCACGTCGCCCTTGCCGCTGATCGCATAGGCGGAAAGACCGGCCATAATCGCTTCTTGGCTAGAGGCTTCGATGGCGTCGAATTCTTTTGCGGCTGCGTGGGTGAAAGAGATCGTCTTCATGAGCGATAATATCGCTCATCGCGGCGATAAAGTCAAGCGATAATATCGCTATTATAGAAGGAGGCCATGACATTGCATCAGGCTGGAGGCCGAATCACCATCACCATCGGCGGGGTGCGCTATTCGCCACGCGGCAAGGCGACGATCAAACCCGGCCGCCTGCATCATACGGCGCAGACGAACCATGATGGCACCGTCGCGCGTTCGACGGCGGCGAAGCCCGCCGAGGCGGAGTTGACCTTCGACCGCGGCGCGGCCTCGAACGGCACGCAAAGGCCGAAATGGGACGAAGCCTTTCTCTTGCCCTTCTACGACATCTCGATCGCCGAGACCGACGCCAAGGTGCTGCATCTCTTCACAGGCGCGATGATCATCGGCGAGCCAACGATCGACACCGAGACCGGCGAGGTCACCGGGCTGTCGATTGCGACGGATAATTACACGCAGACGAGTCTCTAATGGCCAAAACCATCGAACTCACTGAGCCGATTAAAGGCCACCGCGGGCAGCCGATCAAGGCGGTCACGCTGCGCGAGCCCAAATATCTCGACTATATGGAGCTGGGCCTGCCAGTCGCCTGGATTTCGCTTGAGAGCGGCGGTTTCGAGCAGGAGGAGCCATCTCTCATTCAAAGATGGATCGAGCGGCTCTGCGACTGCGACCCGAACTTTCTGCCGCAGCTGAATTTGCGTGATACGCTTGCGTTACGGAATGCGGTCACAAGTTTTTTCCGCGAGGCCCTGAATCCGGGGGAGCCGGGGCCGTCCACAAATTCGCAAGAGTCTTCGTCTTCTCCCTCGGCTGGGACGTTCGAGCCGTCAAGGATATGACGCTCTCCGAGATCTCGTTTTGGGCCGAAGCCTTGAACCGGCACGCGGAAGAAATGGACCATGGCCGAGGCCATCGCCGTTAAGGTCGAATTCACCAAGGAGTTGTCGAAGCTCTTCGGCGAGGCTGCATCCGGAGCCTCTTATGCCGTTGCTAAGGCGGTTGACGAGGTGGGCAACAAGACCAAGACGCAGGTCGTCCGCGCGGTGGCGGCGCAGGCCGGCGTCAAATATGGCCGCGCCCTTTCCGTCATCGGCTCGCGCCAAGCAATGGGGACCGGTAACGGCAGTTACGAGATCGTGGCGCGCGACGTGACCATGAGCCTCAAAGAATTTGCACCCCGCCAAGCGGCGGCGGGCGTAGAGGCCGCTCCTTGGGGCAAGCGGCGTGTGTTTGCCCATACCTTCATTGGCCCCAACGGCCATGTGTTCGTGCGGGTTGGAAAAGCGCGATTGCCGATCCGCAAGCTCTTCGGCCCGGCAATTCCGAAGGAGATGGTAAAGGACGAGGCGGAGGCGACGTTTTACCGCGCGGCAGGCGAGCTGCTCGCCCCCGCCGTCGAGAAATGGCTGCTGCGGCAGATCGCTAAGGACGCCTAGACGATGGCGCTAAAGACAATCGAAACTAAGGCTGTCGTCACCGCTCAAGACAATGCCTCGCCTGTTCTGCGCAAGGTCGGAGCGGAATTCTCCGAGCTCGAAAAGCGTGCGGCCGCGGCGGGCAAGCGGGTCGGCGCGGCCGATGCGCTCGCTGCGCGGGCCGCGGAACGTGTTGGGCGGGCCCAAGGACCGACACGCCGCGCGGCGGCCTTTGGCGGCGCTGCTGGCGCGGCGGCTGGAGGCCTTGCCGCAACGGCGGCGGCGCATATCGGCGTGGCGATGGAGAATGCGAAAAAATTCGACGATGCCGCGCGGGCGACGAGTGCGATTCTTGAACTGAATAATGAGCAGGCCGCCTCGCTACGGCGACAAGCGATGCAGCTCGGCTCGACGACAAAATTCGATGCGGTGCAGGTCGCCGAGGCCCAAAAGGCGCTTGCCGGCCGGATCAGCGATCCGGAGATCATCAAGCGCCTTGTCGATGTTGGCGCCGAATGGGGCCAGGCGATGGGCACCGATTTGCCGACCGCGGTGAAGGCGCTCGAGTCGATCATCTTCTCGACCGGGCAAGCGGTCGAGACGGCAGACGAAGCAACGAAGGTTGCCCGCCGCCAGAGCGCAATCATGCTGAAGACCGCCAAACTTGGCGGTATCACCGATGCAGGCGAGCTTATGGAGGCCTTCAAGTTCGGCGGCACGGCCGGGCATGTGGCGGGCCTCTCAAACCCGGCCATGGGAGCGCTGATCGCGCTCATGCACCGGGCAGGAATATCGGGCCCGGAGACTGGCGTTGCGGTCAGGTCGATTTCTGGCTCGTTGCTCTCTCCGACAAAAAACGCGCTGATGGCGATGAATGCGCTGGGTATCAATTACGCGAGCTATGTGAAAGAGGGCGGCGGCCTAACGGCAGAAAATTTGAATTTTGCCCTGAAACGTCAGCTCGGAAAGGAAATCGGCTCCGCGCAAATGGAGCGCATCCGCGCGATTCTTGATAATCCGGACGTTGTTGCGTCTCAGGAAGAATTCACGAAGGGGGTTACAGAGGCCCTTGGAGGCTCAGAATTAAGACCGCAAGACGCCCGCGTCCTGAGCAAAGCTGCAGGAGCCTTTTGGAAAGCTGCAATCGCGAAGGTCGACACCGACAGATTGCTGCGCGACATCATTGCGGCCGGGCCGTCAGCCGCGCAAGCCAATGCGCTTTTTACGAAGCAGCAAGGCGGGCGGTTCGAAAGTGCGGCCCAATATGGCCTTGGCGAGTATTTGAAATATGTTAAAGCCATCAATGAGGTACCTGACACATTTCCGGCGCAGATCGCATCCGAGCGCATGGCTGGCATCGCCGGAGCCTCGGCGAGGCTGCAAGGAGCGCTGACCAATTTGGGCCTGAGCTTCGAGCGCGCCAATGAGGTCTGGCTGATCCCATCCATCAATAAGGCGACTGACTTTGTAAATGCGCTGAGCGGAATGGGCGACACGGCCAAGCTCTCCGCAAGCGCGCTGGTTGGGCTCGCCGGGGCGGCGGCGGCGCTCAAAACGGCTTTGGCCGGCATCAACTTGGTCAAGTATCTCACCGCGGCACCGGCAGGCGCGGCGGTTGCGGGCGGAGCGGCTGGAGGCGGTCTGATTAGCTCGGTAGTGAGCGCCGCGCCGTCATTTGCCCTTGGTGTCGGCGCGCCGGCCGCCGCCTTCGGGCTCGGAACAACGTACGCTACCCCAGCGGGGGAAAAAACCGAGGAGAAAGACCGGCAACAATTGCTTGGCGCCGATCCGCGCGCGCCATGGGCTTCACCCTGGAACCGCGCGCTCCCGCAGCGCGTCGAGACACAGCTCACGGGCCAGGCCAATCTCGATGTGCATATGCGCGTCGAGCTCGATCCAGGATTGATCGCGCGCGAGGTGCAGAAAACGACCACCAATGATGTTGGAGTGACGATGGCTCCGGGGGCACCATGATCGTTACGATCGAGGCGCGCTATCCGATTGCTTCGAAGGGCAGGCCATCGTCTCCCGGCGGGACTGTGACTGCCTCTCTCGAAGTGCCGTCCCCGGCGAGCGCCCCTTTAGGGGGCTTCCAGCACCTCGGGGGTGAGGCTGGGGGCGTGCTGCGCCATCCATTGCCCCATGGCGAGACTCCGGCGGCGCCGCGCGCGCCGCAAACGCCCGGCCATCGCCGGCATGGGCATTTAACGCCTTCCTCCCCGAAGGCGGAGAGCACGCCAGGGTCTAGCTCAGAGACCACGCCGCAAGCGCGGACGAAAGACATAGGAGCGATCCCTTTGACCGGCTCGGCGGCGGCTGCCGGGCGCGGTTACGCGCTCGGGCACATGCAGCCTGAGTTCCGTAACCGTCTGGCGGCCATGATGGAAGCCGCCAAGGCTTCCGGCCATCCGCTGTCCGTTTTCAGCGGCTACCGCTCGCAGGAGCATCAGAATAGGCTCTTTGCGGCCTCGGACCGTTCCGGCCATCGGGTCGCGCGCCACTCGCATCATACGGCGGGGATCGCCGCCGATCTGCGCGGCGATCTCCGCTGGGCGCATCAGCATGCGCGCGAATTCGGGCTCCGCTTTCCGATGTCTTGGGAGAATTGGCATATCGAGCCTGCGCCAGGCCGCGCTCCGGCCGCGGCGCCAGTATTGGCCACGAAACCAGCAACGCAGTCCTCAACGGCGAGCGCGGAGGCTCCGCCGCCGGAGAAGAATGAGCCTTAGTGCCTTGCCGAGTCCACCATGATTTTAATGCATAAAGCCGCGGCAGTGGATACAGAAAGGTTCCAGGTTTCTTTCCCCTTTGCCGTCTCGTCGAGGCATTCTTTTAGGTCAATATCGGAAATTGCTCTTGTCTCTGGCGACTGTGCGTGAACCATGGCTATGGCTGCTCCAGCGTAAGCAGTTTTAATATTGTCGTCTTGCGTGGCATACCAGCCCATTGTCCGGTCTAACGCACTGGACGGCGAGGCGATGGCACTGCAAAATAAAACTGCGGCAGTGAAAAATTTCATTTGGCTCAAGCTCCTAGTTCAATGCGGACGAAACTGTATTCTCTTGCGATCCTCGCAATTTTGTCAATTTGCGTTGGGTATGGCGCGGCGACTGCGAGCGCTTGCTCCGGCTGCGGATGCAATGGCGGCCCTGGCTATCGCGGTCCTGATGGCAGATGTGTCGGCTGGGCCAATTTGCAGAAAGTCTGCGGATCGCCGCCTATAACTTCTTGGAAAATCAAGATTTTGTAGTTTTCGCCAATTTTGGCGAAAACCCCTCTGGCGGCCGCCCGGCAAAGGAGTACGCCCAGCATGAGGGATTGGCGCTGGCGCAAGGCAAGCTTCGATGGCCTTGGCTTTTATGTTAACACCGGCGAGCTGCCAGGCAGCCGGCGCATCGTCAAGCACGAATATCCTGGCTCCGACAAGTGGGATTTGGAGGATCTCGGCCGCTGCGCGCCCTCCCTTGAGGTCACCGCCTATTTCTTAAGCGAGACGGCGGATAGCGATTCCGCCGCGCTCCGTGCCCGGCTTGAGCTTTCCGGGCCTGGCCTCTTGATCCTGCCGATGTTCGGCGCGCGCCTCTGCCGGGCGATCAAATGGGCGCCCCGCTGGGAAAAGGAGGCTCTCAACTACGTCGGCTTTTCGATCTCCTTCCTCGAGGAGGGGAAGGCCGGAGCGCCAGTTGCTCTTGGCCTTGGCGCGGCGCAGCTCGCGCTCATGGGCGCGGGGCTCGCCCCGATCTTCGGCGGGGCGATTGGCCAGGCGCTCACCGGCGCGCAGCAGACAAGCTTTCTGCGCTCCGATATGGCGGCGCAGGTGGCAAGCCTCGGCGCTCAGATCGAGATCGTGCGCCAGTCCGTGCCCTTGCCGGATGCTGTTTCGAGCGCGGCGCAGCTTGCCATCGCGGACGCTGTCGCCTCGCTCTCTGGCGGCCCCGCCGTCAATCTGGGGGCCATCGCAACCGGGCTTTTTGCCCAGCTCGACACTATCGTGGCTGAGCAGGCGGGCGGCGCTCCGGCCTCTGTGCTCGCAACCGCGATGACGGACTCGCTCGCCGCCTATTCGGCAAGCCTTTCCCATTGGGGCACCTCGCCGCTGGTCTCGATTGTGCCGCTCGCGAGCGCCACGGTCTTTGCTGCTGAGGCCGCGCGCCTCCTCGCCACGGCCCCCTATACGAACCGGCAAGAGGCGGTTGCCGCCCGCACGATGATCGCCGCGCTCACCGGGCAAATCCTGCCGCTCTACCAGCCGCTCGGCCCGGATGCGACGGATGCCTTTGACGAGATGTATGGCAAGGCGGCGGAGCACATCTCAAGCGCGATCATCAATCTCGCGCCCGTCGTTTTGGTTGAAACCAATGTCGCGCTGCCCGCGAATATCTTGGCGTGGCGTCTTTATGCGGATCCGAACCGGAGCCAAGAGCTCGTCGATCGCAACCGGGTCGCGACGCCAGCGTTCATGCCGCTCCAATTTGAGGCGGCATCAAGCTAATGGCATTCGAACTCGTCACCGTCGAGGCCGGGGGATACCAATACTCGACTTGGACCGAAGCAACAGCGGAAGCTGGCGCGCAGCAGGCCGCGCGGTCCTTCTCGATCATCGCCTCGGAGCCGGATCAGCTCTTTTCCGAGGCCTGGCCGCTACGGCCGGGAACGGACGTCGCGGTCAAGGCCTCTGGCTCGCTGATCGTCAAGGGATATATCGACACCTATTCTCCAGAGTTCGGCGACGGCTATCACCGCGCAGTCATCTCTGGCCGCTCGAAAACCAAGGATGTGATCGACTCCTCGGCCATTCATAAGACCGGAGAATTTAAAAAAAAGACAATCCTCGACATCGGCAAGGAGCTGCTCAAGGATTTCAACGTCGAGCTGCAAAGCGCGATTGCCGATCTGACGAAATTCCCGGTCTGGCGGCTGGCTCCTGGCGCGACCGTCTTCAACGAGCTCGAAGTGATGGCGCGCCAAGACCGGGCACTTTTGATTGGCACGGCGGACGGCAATTTGAAGCTGACGCGGGCCGATCAATTTCAAATGCATGCGGGTGCCTTGATCGAGGGCGTCAATATCCAGCAGGCCTCGGCGCAGCTCTCCGAGAAGCACCGCCACGATAAGGTCCATGCGCGAGGCCAAAAGAGGCTCGGATCCGGCGAGGATGCGCACCGTCTTGAATATGTCTCGCGCGACAAGACGGTCGAGCGCCATAGGCCCCTTTTGGTTTTGGCCGAGGGCGACACCGATAAAGACAGGCTAAAAAACCGCGCCAAATGGCAGGTCGCCCGCGCGGCCGGCTGGTCGACACAGGCGACGATTGTCGTGCCCTCCTGGCGCGACGAAGCGGGCGAGCTCTGGGATCCGGAAAAGCTCGTCTTTGTCGAGAGCCGCAAGCTCAAGATCTCGCAAGTGATGGCAATCCGGCAGGTGCGCTTTTTGCAAAACAACGATCAGGGCACCATCGCGACGCTCACCCTTGTCGATCCGCAGGCGCTTGGCGGCAAGGATGCCAAGGGCCAATCGAATGACGCGTGGGATACAGGCGAGGAATAATGCGCGGCTATTATCCCGAGGTCGCCTTGGGCGAGATCACGGACGTCGATGATTCCGGCAAGCAGCAGACCGTCTCGCATTATGCCTTTGCTGGCGAGCTGCATTCGGAGGTTTACCGGCCGCAAGTGTTCGGCCTGTCCTCACGTCCGCCCAAGGGATCGACGGGGGTTGTCGTTGCGCTTGGCGGCGAGCGCTCGCGCTCGGTTTTTCTCGGCGGCGAGCATGACGATCACCGCCCCAAGGGCTTAAAGGAAGGCGAGGCAAAGCTCTACGATGCGGAGAAAAATTCGCTGTATTTCGCCCGCAAGAACGGAGTGATGCTGACCACATCCAAGGGCGACACCAAGGTCGAGACCAAGGAGGGCAAGATTACCGTCACAGCGAAGGGCGATATCGAGGTCAAAACGTCTGGCGGCAAGGTGACGCTCTCCGCCGATGGCAACCTCTACGTCACGGCCTCCGGTAATATCTATTTGGGCTCAAGCGACGGCTCCGGCACGTCGGCGGTCGAGACCGTGAACGGCCCCTCGTCGAAGGTTTTCGCGGCGCTCTGATGCTGCGCCCAATCGCATCAAGCCGTTCATCTGGCTGCAGAATTTGCGAGCGCTCCGGCCTGTCAAGGATGCTTCGCACCGCGGATGGCGGCGCGAGCCTTGCTCGCTTCCTTGACAGGACCGGCAGCGCCTCGCGGAAAATGGCAGCCATTGAGATGTATGGCGGAATCTGAAACGGGCTTATTGAACTTATGTCCGTCGCCATCACTATCATCGACGAGACGGTCCTCGCGCCAAATCTGCTTTGGGATACCGTCTGGGATGGGTTCATCGGCGATTGGGCCCCGGCCTCGCCAAACGAGCCTTCAAACAATGGCGGCCTTCGCGCGCGCGCACCTCTGCAAACAGCGGTGCTCCTCTGTTTGATGTCCGACCGCCGCGCCGGGCCGAATGATTTCATCCCCGACGGCTCGGGCGATCCGCGCGGCTGGCCGGGCGACGGCATCGATCCCTCGATTGCGCCCTTGGGCTCGCGCCTATGGCAGCTCCGCCGCCGCGAGCTGACGGCAGAGATTGCCGATCTCGCCGCGATCTATGCCCGCGAGGCGCTGCAGACCTTGGTCGATCAGGGCGCCGCGGCATCGGTTGAGGCTTCCGCCAATGCCGTGCTCGATGCGGGGCGCTTGGAGCTTTCTGTCTCTCTTTTCCGCCAAGATGGCGCGCTCGCGGCGGCCATGAATTTCTGGGTTCTTTGGAAGAATAATGGCCTTCTCGACCCCCTCGCTCCTTGATGTCTGGACCAGGCTGCGCAATTCGATGCGCGCCTTCCTGCCTGGCACCGACGCTTGGATCGAGCCCAACAATCTTTCGATTGCCGGCCGCTCGTTCACGCTCACCATCGGCAGCGTTTACGAACGCGTCCTTTATCTATACCGCCAGCTCTTTGCCTCGACGGCCGACGGCTACCATCTCGAATACCGCCACGCGTTTGAGTATGGGCTGACCCGCAAGCCATCCGCCCCGGCGCAGGGCCAGATTAGCTTCACGCAAACGGGGAGCGGGCCTTTCGTCACCATCCCCGCGGGCTACACGGTCACCGGTCCGGACGGAACGGTCTTTTCCTTCCTCGCCGATGCTATCCCAGATTCGAAAGGCAATTGCACCGTCATGGTGCGCGCGAATGTCTCCGGCGCCTTTACCAACACGCTCCCGAACACGCCGCTTTCGTTTGCCGCGGATCCGTCCTATCCCACGCTTCCCAGCCAAGCGATCGTTGGTGCCCAGGGCCTTGGCGGCGGCGCGGATGCCGAATCCTATGATGAGCTCCGCACCCGGGTGTTGCTGCGCAAGCAATTCCCGCCGCATGGCGGCGCGAAATCGGATTATGTCGAATGGGCGCTCTCAGTTCCAGGCGTCACCCGCTGCTTTGTCTCGCCCTTCCATGCGTCCGACCCAAACCAAGTGGCCTCGCCGCTCACCGTCTTTCCGCTCTTCGATAACACCCGCGTCAACGGCATTCCGACCTCGCTTGATCTTCTCGCTGTGGCGCAGGCAATCGACCAGCAAAGGCCGGTGACGGCGCGGGTCTATATCGTGGCCCCGCAGCCGGTTCCTGTCGATATTCAGATTGCGGCTCTTAAGATCGATAGCCCGCAGCTGCGCGCCTCAATCGAAGCCAATCTCGCCGCCATGTTCTTCGAGCGCGTCCCGGTCGTCACCGCCGATAATCAGTTCACCCTGCCTGTTGCCTGGATCGACGAGGCGATTGCGAGATCTGACGGCTATGCCCGCCACCGGCTTGCCGCGCCAACGGATGATGTTTTTTTCAATCCAGGCCAGCTGCCGGTCTTGGGCCAAGTGATCTTCGGGGCTTAAGGCATGCAATCGCGGCTGATGTCTGCCATCGAGACGGCCGCAGGAACGGCTGGGAGCATCATTCTTGCGCAGGCGATCCTTTGGTGGAACGAAGTGCCTGTAAGCCACGCGCTTGCCTGGAACCTTGAGATTCTCGCGGTCACGGCGCTCTACCGCTATGGCCTGCGGCGCCTCTTTGCGAGGGCGCAGTGACCGCTTGCCCGCCGCCGCCGGGCACACCGCCGCAATTTTCGGATGCCCTGACCGCTCCCTCTGGCGAGCAGCTGCTGCCGTCGATCCTGGCGCAGACGCCGCGCGGCGCCGCCTGGCGCACCGACGATGTCCAAGACGCGGACCACAACAGCTTTCAGCACCGCTTTTGGCGCGCGGCCGCTGATCCGGTGGCCGATCTCTACGCCAAGCTCTGGAAGCTCGCCTTCGCCTCGACGGCCTGCACGCTCTCAGGCCCCGAGGATCCTGCTAACGATGCGCTCGAAGATTGGGAAGCCGAATTCGGACTGCCAGACGCCTGCACGGCCTTTGCCAATCTCACTGTGGCGCAACGCAAGCTCATCTTGCGGCAAAAGATTGCGCAAGCGGAAATTGTTGCCTGGGGCGGCCAATCGGCGAACTATTTCATCTGCCTCGCCGCGACGCTCGGCTATCAGATCACGATCGCGGAATACCGGCCCTTCCGCTGCGGCCAGGCGCGCTGCGGCTGGCATCAGGCGGGCGGGCCGAACAACGAGGTCTTCTGGCAAGTCTTCATCCGGACGCCAAGCATCAATTATTTTCACTGCGGCAAGGGCATGTGCGGGCGCGATCCTTTAGGAAGCTTCGGCCGCCATCTCGATCTTGAATGCCTCCTCAATCAATGGAAGCCCGCGCATACGCAGGTCCGCTTCCATTACACCACGCCGCTTCTTGCGGGCGGCCGCTCGGCCGATTGGTTTCTCCTCCTCGTAGGGTAAGACATGACCGCAATCTTGGATGCCCGGACGGGCCTTCCGGCCGACATCTCGACGACCACCAATCCGCTCGACGGCGGCAAGATCGTCGGCTCGACCTGCGTCACGGATCCCAACACGGGCGTCAAAGGCTTTGTGACCGCGCCCGGCGCGCAGCTCGTCGCGCTCGATGGCGGCGCAAGGGCTTCCTACCGCGCTGGCCATTCCTTTTTGCTCGCCGCCAATCCGACCGATGTTTTCGTGCTGCAGGGCTCGGCCTCGAAAACCGTGCGGATTAGGCGCATCGTGCTCTCTGGCTTTGCAGCGGTGACGCCCGGACAGTTCCTTTGGAGCTTTTTGAAGCGCTCCTCGGCGAACACCGGCGGCACCACCTCGGCGCGCGCAGCGCTCCCATGCGACCCCAATGATGCGGCGGCATCGGCGCTCGCTACGGCCTATACGGCCAACCCGTCCGCGCTCGGCACGCTCGTTGGCACCGCCGGGATGCGGCGGATGTTTTTTGCTTTGCTGACGCGGCAAAACGACCGGCTCGTCTTCGAGCCGCGGCTCGACGGCAAGGCCTATGTGCTGCGCGGCAGCTCGCAGTTCTTTTGCGTCAACGGCGCGGGCGCGGCGCTGCCCGACCCAAATACCACGCTCGATATCGAGATCGAATGGGATGAGGATTTGAGCTAGCCCATGAAATATATCCAGCCCTACGACCAGCCCTCGAATCCGGTTGCGCCCTATGTCGATCTCAACGCGGCGATGGGCGTCGACGGATCGATCCCGCCCGCCAAATTCTTTAATAATGTCCAGGCGGAGATTTTAAGCGTCATTACCCATGCCGGGCTGACCCCGAGCGATGCGGATCTGACCCAGCTCTGGCAAGCGATCATGGCGCTCATCCCGTCGTCGAGCGGGCCGCCGGACGCCGCGCTTCTTCACTACGGTGAAGATTCCGGGGCGGTGAATGCGCTTGTCGTGACGCCCTCGCCCGCCGCCGCGGCGGTCAACAAAGGTTTTGCAATCGGCGTCTTGCCCGCCAACACCTGCACCGGGCCGTCCGCGATCACGCTCAATCTTGCGGGCGGCGTGCAGGTCACGAAAAATATCGTCGCCATGGACGGCTCGCCGCTTCTGCCTGGCGATATCACCCTTAATTCCATCGCGCTTATGCAATATGATGGCACAGCGATCCGTCTGCTTAACCCCTACCGCCAGCCGCTCGTTTTTTCGTCGAACGCTGTTTTTTATGTCAACTCTACCACGGGGAGCGATAGCAACACGGGGACATCGGCGGGACAGGCCTGGCAAACCGTCCAGCACGCCATCGATGTGATCTCGCGCTATAACCTCAATGGTTATGGAATTACCATCTATTGCTCGGACGGGGTCTACGGCGGCGTCACCCTCAAGCCGGCGGGCGGGGTCGGCAAAATTAACTGTATCGGCAATATGGGGGTTCCGCCAAACTGTATTCTTCGCGGCGCAAACAAATCGGCAATTTACGGCACCGCGGCTGGCGGCCAATATAGCTTTAGCGGGTTCTCGCTGCAGGTGACCGGCACGCCAGTTGGCCCAAACGATATCGGCGCGGGCGTCTTTGCGGCCAATGGCACGCAGATCAGCCTCAGCAACATCGATTTCGGGGCCTGCCAGGGCGCACATCTCTATGCCCAGCAGGCCGTGATTAGCCTCGCGGCGGCGCCGTTCACGATCAGCGGCGGCGCCGTTCCCGTATCGGGGTCCATGGGCAATTCCCCCGGATGCTTCGCCTATTCGGTCGACGGAGGGTTTATTACCTCCGGGTCGGTCTATCCGAGTTTGACGGTCCTCAATCCGGTCTCGATCCCGATTTTCGTTTATGCGGCCGCATGCGGGATCACGGGCCTTCTCTTCACCGGCATCACCAACCCTTCGAATGTCACCGGGCAAAAATACTATGCGGATGCAAACGGCGTGATCAACACCAATGGCGGGGGCCCGAATTATTATCCCGGCACAATCGCTGGCTCCCTCGGCAGCAACGGCGGCCGCTACGTCTAAAGGCAAGGCAATCGCTCATGCCGACGCAAATCGTCATCGACATCAATGATCCCAACAACACCGATGCCTGGGGCCTGCATCCCGTGCCGGGCGGCGCTTGGGTGCCGGGCAATTACGTCAAGGGCTCGGTTGCGAGCTACGGCAATTCGCTGTGGCTTGCGCTCAATCAAACGTCCGGGACGCCCGGGAGCAGCGCCGATTGGGTGGCCTTGGTCTCGGCGCCGCCAAGCGCGTATGATCCGAACAGCTTTATCCCCATGGCCAATTTGCCCGTCACGCGCGGCCAGGGGCGCCGGGCGCTGCGGGCGAATGGCGGCACCGGCGGCGTCGCCTGGCCTGGCGCCAACAATTGGCTCAAAATCGTCGAGAACGCTCTTGGCGCCGATGAAGGCGACGCCAATGTGATCGCCTTCGATGATGCCTTTTGGCCAATCGGCGGCGCGGTCTGGACCTTCATTCAGGCTGCGCTCGCTGCGGCGCTCGGCTCGTTCACGAGCACGCAGCTCACCAGTCTTCAATCCTATGCCATCACCAACCGTTGAGCCCATGAAGCGCCTCAGATTTCTCCTCTCTCTGCTCCTGGCCGCCCCGGCGGCCGCGGCCACATGGGATACGCGCGTTCAAGAAATGACGCCCGCTGCTGGCTATTGCGTGACCGGGCTCATCGCCGGGCAGATGCAAACGGCCGCCTGCACGAGCCTGGTGACGCCGGGGTTCGGCCTCGCAGGCGGCTCCGCCCTCGCCTACGATCCGACACAAATCTCTTGGGCGCCGCGCAACCGGCTCTTGAACAGCGGATTTGCCATCGACCAGCGCAACAATGGCGCGGCCTGCACAATCGGCGTCGCCTCGGGGACGGCGCATTATTGCCAAGACCGGTGGGCGATCGTGGAGAGCGCGAGCGGGTCCGGCCTCACGGCGGCGCGCACCGCGATCATGGCTGGCGGCATCGCCTATGCTGGTCGAATCCAGCGCGCCGCCTCGTCGATGAACACCAACACCGTAACGCTCGCCCAGGTCCTCGAGAGCGCGCCGAATATTGACCTGCAAGGCAAGGCTGTAACATTTTCGTTTCGCGCCCGCGCCGGGGCGAATTGGTCTGGGGGCAATCCCGTCGCGGCCATTGTGACGGGCATCGGTGCCGACCAAAGCTCGGCCTCGTTCTTTGCGGGGAGCTGGCCGGGGCAGGCCACATGCGGCAGCACCTCGGCCTCGCTCACCGCCTCATTCGCCTTCTACACGGTCAATTGCACGATCCCCGTGGGGGCGGTGCAGATTGGCATTTCTCTCTCCTGGGCCTGGTCCGGGACGGCGGGGGCGGCCGACTATATCGATATCACCGATGTCGAGCTCGTATCCGGCACATATAGCGCGGCGCAAATCGTGCCCGAGCGCCCTGCACCCGGAAAGGTGCTCTTTGACTGCAGGCGCTACTACGAGAGCATTCCGGCCGCGGCGGGGGCCTCTTATGCGCCTGCATCCGGATGGGGATTCCCGACCTATTTTTCCTTTGCCGCCCATAAGCGCGCAATGCCAACGGTCACTCTCGTTTCGGTATCGGCGACAGGGGGGACTGTGACGGTTTATAACATCACCCAAGATCAAGTCGCCGTGCAGATCACCTCGACCGGGTCCGGCGTGATCTTTTGGCGCACCACCAGCGGCATAATCGCCGACGCGGAGCTTTGACGTGACCTATACGCTCACGCATGAGAATGGCGTCCTCCGCGACACAGATGGCGCCTTCATCCCGGCCGACCCGGCCAATGCCGACTGGCGGTCCTATCAGGCCTGGCTCGCCGCCGGCAATACGCCCAATCCGGCCCCGGCAGTCATTCCGCCGCCGGTCCGGCTCACGTTTCTGCAGTTTCTCGCGCTCTTCACGCAGGCCGAGCAGACGGCGCTCATCGGATCGGCCGATCCTCAAATGAAGCTCTTCATCCTCGAGGCAGCGGGCACCGGCGATATCACGCTCGACGATCCGCGCGTCAAAGCCGGGCTCGATTATGCCGTCTCATTGGGCCTCATCACCGCCGCCCGAGAGGCGCGGATCCTCGCAGGCCAGACGCCGTCCTGATTCCGGAGCCATCCATGGCCAGCACGCAATCGATCACCGTGACGCCCGCCGCCTTTAGCTCGCTTGGGCAAGGGCCGCTCCTCGTCGAGGCGCTCAACGCGCCCATTCTCATCGCGATCTCCGATAGCCAGCCATCTGCCGGGAGCTCCGGCCTCGTGATCCTCCCCGGCGGCCTCAAGGAGATCAAGGTGCAGGCTAATATCTGGGCCTCGACGCAGGCGCCCTCGGCCAGCCTCGTCTATGCGCCAAGCGCGAGTTTTTGAGCAAAACGATCCCGGTTAAGGCATGCAAGCCGCCCTTGGGCGGCTTTTTTATTGGAGAGCCAAGTGGCGAGCCAAACCACAATTACCGTCACGCCATCGGCCTATACCGCGCTCGGGACCGGGCCGCTGCTTGTCGCCGCCCTCAATGCGCCGGTCTTGATTTCTGTCTCGGACGCTCAGCCGTCCGCCGGGAGCGCCGGCTTTGTGCTGCTGCCGGGCGAGCCGAAGGAGATCAAGGCCTCGGCGAATGTCTGGGCCTCCTCGGTCGCGGGCCCGGCAAGCCTTACCTATGGCCCGCTTTCCGGCCCGTCGATGAGCAACATCTCGGGGCTCGCGGCTGTGCTCGCCAATGGCGGCTGGCAGATCTTGGGTGATAAGCCCTCCTGCCAGGATCATGCCTCGCCGATCACGCTTTCCTCCTTTAAGCCCGGCGCGCCCCCCTATACGGTGCGCTGGCGTATCCGGGCGATGTTTGCCTCGCATCATATCGTGCTCGTCTTCGGCAATTGGGGCGACCCGGCGAGTGGCATTTTAGGCGCGGCGGGGCGCAACCGCGTCCGCATCTACGCTGCGATCCAGAAGATGGGCGCCTCCGGCTACACCGACGCGAGCGGCGATCAAGTGCCAGTCACCTTCGGCGGCAGCCGCTTTGGCGAGATCCCGCATAACGGCCCGCTTTATTCCGATCCCATTCCCTTCGAGGTGGCGCAAAACGAGGTCTTCTTTGTCAATCATGCCAGGTTTACGCCGGGGCCGAACTGCCCGGTCAATGTCCATACCGGCGTCGCCGGCGGAACGGGCGCGGGAGGCCTCAACAATGGCGAGGGCTGGGTTGCGGGAAACCTCGTCGATAGCCCCGCCTCGATCACCCAGACGGCCGATCAGTGGAACTTCTCGGGCGGCCCCGTCGCCGTGCTTGGCTTCTCTGCCTCGCCGCAAAAGACGGTCGCGCTCATCGGCGATTCGATCTGCGTTGGCCTCAACGACGGCGGGATCGAGGCCTACCGCGGCGGCTATCTCTACCGGCTGATGCGCAATTATACGGTGCAGACGCTCAATTCCGCGATCGAGCAAAACACCATCGCCAATTTCCCCTTCGTGCAATGCGCGCAGGGCGGCATTCTCGCCTCGCAATTCGCCACTCGCCTCAACTCCTGGAAGTCGATGCGGATCGCCGAGATGGCCTCGACCATCATCTTCGAGTTCGGCACCAACGACGTCTATAGCGGCACCTCGCTTGCGGCGATGCAGGCCAATCTCTTGAAGATCGCCAATTGGTTCATCGCTCGCGGCAAAAAATTCATCGCCTGCACGCTGCTTCCCCGCACCAATACCTCGGACGGCTGGCAGACCATCTCAGGCCAGAGCTTCCAGAATTCTGGCTATGAGACGGTGCGGCAGAATTACAATGCATGGCTCCGGGACGGATCGGCCTCTGGCTTCATCGCGCAGGCGGGCGGCTCTTCGGCAGCCGATATTTTCGACGCGGCCGCCGCCGTCGAGGTCAATTCCTCCGGCGTCTTGACGCTCAACGGCGGCTATTGGCCGGCCGCTTTGCCGGGACCCAATTTCACCGGGGCGATCACCTCCGCGCCCTCGGTTGGCGGCTTCACCGATACCTCGATCACCGGCACCGACACCTACCGCGGCCACACGGTGCGCTTCACCTCCGGGGCCCAGAACAACGCCGTCGCCAATATCAACTATCACACCTCGGGCGGCGCCGTGACCTTTGTCGATGCGCTCGCGGGCGCGCCCGCAGTTGGCGACACTTATGTGATCCTCGACGCCTACACGGGCCGCGACGGCACGCATCCTTCGGCGCTCGGGCATATGACAATCGCAAATTATCTCAACACGCCCGCCAATCTCGCCAAGATCGTTTAGGAATATCATCATGCACATGCTCTGGCTGGCCGATAGCACAGTACCCGCCGGGAATCAGATCACCAACACGGCCGCGGAGACTGCATTTTCGTCCGTCGCGCCAGTGATTTGGACGAATACAGACCAAGGGCCTAATGTAGGAAGAAGCTTTAAAATCGAGGCTTATGGATATTATTCCACGGCCGCTTCTTCCCCCGGAACCCTCACCTTCCGGGTCAAACTCGGAACAACGTTACTCCATGCAACTGTTCCTGCACTCGCACTTCCCGCTAGTGTCGTCAATGCAGGCTGGGCAATCAAAGGATATATGCAGATCACGAAGACCGGACCCGCAGGCGGAACGGTCAATACGAACGCTGCAACACCGTCCGGCAATGTCCTTAATTTCGCGGCGGTTCCAGGTTTCGTTGCAGTTGGAATGTTTGCCAAGGATCTAACTGCGGCTGCTGGTGTGATTCCGGGTGGCGCGACTGTCACTGCAAAAGGAACTAGCACAGTAACTTTATCTCAAAACGTGACGGGCGCCGGTGTCGGCAATGGCGACACTATTGCATTCGCAAACGGGGCGGTTTCCTTCCAGGCCGAAGGATGGTTGAACCAGGGAGTCTCTGGAAACCAGGGGACTCCTTTGATGTTCGACCTAATCAATCCTGGGACTGGCACATCTGGTCAGATGCTTCTGGGAACTCAAAGCCCAGCCAATATCTCGCTCACAGCACAATTCAGCGTGGCATCAGCGAGCAACATTGTTACGATGACCCAATTACTCGTCGAGGAGATTGGTTAATGCGCAAAGTCTTTTTTGCGGCCCTTGCGATTTTCTCTTTCTCCTCTCCGGTTTTCGCCGACGCTCCCGTTGTCCCCGCCCGCGTAACAGGGGTCTATACCTGCACTGTCAATCGCTATGTCGATGCGGTTAATGGATCAGATACGAACGACGGAACGGGGCCTGATTCGGCCCATGCTTGGGCGACTATCACCAAGGCCAAGAATGTCATGACCGGATACGGCAATGGCGGCGTGTGCGTCAATGTCGCTCCGGGGGTTTATAACAACAGTTACATCTATATGCAGGACCAAGGGGGCTCCGCCGATACCCCAACGGGCTATCTGGTGTTCCGCTCCTCCGTTCCTAAAGCGGCCAAGATAACCATCCCCGCCGGGCAATTCGGCAATCACATCATCACCGCGGGCCAGGGCACGCGCTATGTGATCTTCGACGGCTTTGATGTCTATGCGAGCAATGCCGCCTCGATCACAGGCGCCGCCGCGTTCGCCTTTGGCACCAGCACCGACTACACGCATCACGTTAAATTCCTCAACATGCATGTGCACGACGTCGGCGGCCAGGGAATCGCCGGGTCGAGCTATGTCGACTATCTCGATTTCCGCGGCAATCTCGTCCACGATTGCGCGGGCTACCGCACGCCGCAGACCTCCTGCATGACGATCTTCGCGCCGGTCAATTCCGACGGCACCACGGCGGTCCACAACAATGTATCCGGCAATGTGGTCTATCAGAGCCTGAACCGCCAGTCCGGGAATCACACGGAGGGCACCGGCTTTGCGGCCGATACCTTTGATTCGCTCGGGGTTTACACCGCGCAGACGATCATCGAGAACAATGTGGTTTTTCACAATGGCGGCGTGTGCATGTACGCCTATAAGAGCCGCAATGTGACGCTCCGCTTCAACACCTGCTACAAAACCGGCCTCGATACGACGCTCACCGCGCTCGCCCATGGCGAGCTCGAATTGGTGCAGGCGAATAATTGCACCGTCGCCAACAATATCGTGGTGATGCAGGACGGGCCTCAAACAAACGATTGGGGGCTGGACGATGACCCGCAGGGCCAAGGCGAGACCGGCAATGTCTGGGCCTATAACATCGTCTGGGGCGCGACTTATGACGGCGCCACGGCGCAAAAAACCCAGCTCACACGCGTGACCTCTGGCGGCGCCGATCCTGCCGCGGGCGCCGGCAATTTGATCGGCGTCAATCCGAAGCTCGTGCAGGGAGGGATCGGCTATCTCTATCCCGGCCCCGGCAGCCCGGCCAAGAACGCCGGCACCACCGCCTATGGCGTCCCGGCGGCGGACGCCGCGGGCGTTGCGCGCGGCGCCAGCCCGAGCATCGGCGCCCTGCAGTAATTGCGAGTACTTCTGATGACCGCTTGGCTCTGCGCCATTGCGCCGGTCCGGGCGGAAGTGTGCGTGGCTTCCTGGTATGGCCGCGAATCGGGCCGCGTGACGGCCTCCGGCGAGCGGTTCCACCCGCCCGGGCTAACTGCGGCCCATAGAAGCCTGCCATTTGGCGCGCGGCTGCGGGTGAGCCTTCATAGCCGCAGCGTGGGCGTGCGCATCAACGATCGCGGCCCGGCGGCCTGGACGGGCCGTTGTCTCGATCTTTCGCAAGGCGCTGCCCGCGCGCTCAGGATGCGCGGCGTGGCCCGCGTCAAAATTCAACGCTTGAAATGAGTGTCTTATGGATCCCTCGAAACTTTATGTCGTGACCGTCGTCTCGAACCCCGTCCGCTGGCAGAGCCGGATCGATCTCTATAAGCGCTTCGAGGAGCATATGCTCGACAGCGGTGTCGATCTCACCACTGTCGAGGTTTCCTTCGGCGAGCGGCCGCCTGAGCTCACCAATCCGCGCGTCCGGCACGTCAAGATCCGCGCTAACGGGCATGCCATCGCATGGCATAAGGAATCGGCCCTCAACATCGGCATTTCGCGGCTGCCGCCGGAGGCAAAATACATCGCGACGATCGATGCCGATATCGAGTTCCGCCGCAAGGACTGGGCCTCCGAGACCGTCCATCTACTGCAGCACTATCATGTGATCCAGCCCTGGTCCGATTGCTACGACTTGGGCCCGAACGGCGAGCATTTGGAGCACCACGTGTCCTTTTGCAGCCTTGTTGCCAATAACAAGCCAATCCTTCAGGGCCCAAAGTGCAACAAGTCCTATACCCGCTTCGGCCATCCAGGCTACGCCTGGGCCTGGACGCGCCAGGCTCTTGAATGGGTTGGCGGATTCATCGAAACTGCGGCGCTCGGCGCGGCCGATCATCATATGGCGATGGCGCTCATCGGCCGCGTGCAGGATTCGATCCCGGGCAATATCGGCCCCGGCTATAAGGGTCTGCTTTATCAATGGCAGGACCGCGCCTCGCGCCAGATCCTGAAAAACATCTCTTATCTGCCGGGCACAATCGAGCACCATTTCCATGGGCCCAAGGGCGCGCGCGCCTATATCGACCGCTGGGGAATTTTGCTCAAGCACGGCTTCGATCCGCACACGGATTTGAAGCGCAACACCTATGGGCTCGTCGAACTCTCAGGCAATAAGCCGGGGCTCAGGCACGATATTGACCGCTATCTGCGCTCGCGGCGCGAAGATTCGAACATGGCGGATTGATCCATGGCCTTCAACATCGGCAAATTGCAGTGCGATCTCATTGCTGTTGAGCGCTTTGTTTTGATGGGCGGCCCGCCGGGCGCCAAGGAGCAAGTTAAGCTGCAACTCACCGGCCTCGCCGCTTTTCTCGCCGCTTGCAAGATGCGCGAGGAGGAGATCGAGGCGGCGCTCAACTGGCGCCGCAGCGAGGGCCGAAGGTGAGGCTCTCCTGGCCGGTGATCCTCGCCGGCTGGCTCATTTTGACGGCATGGGATGCGCTGCGGCGGCTTGGATTCGCGAAATGAACGTGCGCCTCGGCCTTCTCTGCGGCCTCGACAGCCTTCTTGGCCGCGGCCTCGACCGCGCCCCACAGGCCGAGCTTTTGCCCGGCGTGCCGGGCGGCCTCGGTGACTGCCGGTAAAGCTTTTTCTTTCTTGCTCATGTACTGTTCCTTTACTTGTGAATAGCTGTTTGTTCTGCTTGCGACGGCGAGAACATCTATTCACATAAAGTAAATAACGGCGCATGGCAAGAGGTTTCCTGCGCAATAGGCAATGGAGCTGAACGATGGTTGCCCATGATCATGCCGAAGGCTGGTATGCGATCACCAATGTCGCGGGCTGGCCAGAGTATTTCTTGGCGCCGTACTGGGGCGCATAAGAATTGACCAGCGGTCTAATCTCACCAAAAGAAAGGATAATCTGATGAGCGATCAAAGCGGAACTACACTGGCCATTCCATCCCTCGATGGCGTGCTCGCCAAGCTGCAGCAACTTGCGGCCCATAATGAAGAGCTGAAGGGCCTCGCGCCCGATCTTTCAAAAGTGGACGACTTTTTAAAAAAGTTGCCGGCCGTGCTGGTCCAGATCGAGGCCGGCACGGAGGAGGCGATTACAATCTACCAGACTCTCGCTCCGGTGATCCGGGCGCTGACCGCGCTGGTCCCGAAGTGAGCGCGCAGGACGCGGCCGCCCGGGCGCGGATCGCGGCCTATCCGGCTGCGCGCCAAGTCGCCGAATGGTTCCTCATCTGCGGCCTGTCCAAAGAGGGCGCGGCGGCGATGGCCGGCAATGCCGGCCAAGAGTCCGGCTGGAATCCGCTTGCCGCGAGCAATCCGCGCGAGGCCTCGATCGGCCTGTTCCAATGGCGTGACGCTGGGGTCAAGCGGCGTTCTAATCTTGTCGCTTGGTGCGCCCGCAACTGGCTCGACTGGCGCACGATCGAGGGACAATGCAAGTTCGCCGTTGCCGAGCTGCAAAGCGACTACAAGGCTCTCTATCAAGAGCTCGTCTCAGGAACGGCCGGGGTCGCGCCGCTCGCGTCAAAGGTCTGCTGGGAATATGAGCGCCCGGCCAAAAGCGCGGCGAATGAGAGGCGGCGCATTAAATATGCGAAGCAAATCTATGCCGGGCTTGGGTCCGAGCCCGCCGCCGCCAATCCTCCGAATGTGCCCGCTGGCCCCATTCTGACGGGCGCCGGGGCTGGCACGGCGGCAGGTGGCGGCGCGGCGCTGGAATGGCTGCACGGCCCCGGCCTTTGGGTCGCGGCGCTGGCATCGGCCGCGGCGATCTTCCTCGCCCTTTGCCTGTGGTTGATGCGCTCCAAGCCAGATGCGGAGCAAGCGTCCCCGGCGCTGCTAGATCAGCTGAAGCAGCTCCTGGCCGCGCGCGCCGCCCTCGACGACAAGATCGCCGCCCTAAAGAAACAGGTTGAAGATGAGGTCGCCTTCTCGAAAAGCCTTCTTGAGTCGGCCGCCGCGATTGGAGAACCCCATGCTTAAAAACTACCTGATCGAGCGCGCTAAAGAGGCCTCGACCTGGACCGGCATTCTCCTCTTCATTGAGGCTACGGCCGGGATTCATGCCTCGGATGGGTTCAATTCTGCCGCCGCTGGCGCCATCCTCGCCGCCATTGGACTCGGCGCGGCGGCGGTTAAGGAGCCCTGGTTCCGGGGGCTTTTCAAGTGAAGGCTAATCTTTTCCTCGCCGCCTTCGCTCGTCGCGCCGTGGCCGCGCCTCTTGCGGCCATGGTGCTGGGGTTTTTGCTGCGCTAGGCATTTCAAGCGGGCCGCCCGGCGTCTGCAACACGCCCGGACGGCCCTAACCATCACGCGCGCGAGGGGCGCATCATGGCTGGAAGATTATTGTTATTAAATTTGACGGAGACCATCCCTCAAATGGGTGTTGCCGATGCCGTTACCGGTCCTGGAACTCGACATGCCGCCGTCTAGCGCTGGCAGAGAGCAGCGCATGACGCGCGAGGAAGTAAAGGACCTTGTGAAAGAGGCCCTTATCGAATCTGCGCCCGCAATTGTGCGGGCGGAGACAAGCAGGGTAATTAGCGAGACGCTTCAGGGCTTGGGGATCAATATTAAAGACACGGAGAGATGGCAGAAGAACATGGCGCAGCTCGACTTCTGGCGGAGGTGTTTTGAGGCTATGGCCATGAAGGCCGCTTTGGCAATTGTGTGGATTTTCGTCACAGGTATTGTCAGCGCCGTCATTATTGGCTTCAAGGACGAGCTCGGCATTTGGCGGAAGTGA